GCCTGAGACAGTACAGCGTTCACGCGAGCACCAGAGGTTTGCTCCACAGCAGTACCCACAGTGAGTACCTGCTGCGCTAGGAAGGTAAAAGCATCAGCAGCATCAAGTGCTGCAATAGATTGCCCTGAAGGGTCATAGCCGAGGTTCCAGTCAGTAACCTTGCCAACATATTGTGCTGTCCCATCAGCGAGCACCCGCACCCCACGCCTGGGCACAATGTTGCCAGCAAAAGGTGATGAAGTGTAGAGAGGGTCGAAAGCTCTATCAGTGTTATTGAACTCCACGCTCAATGAGCCTGCATTGAACCTGTCAAGGTCACGGTTCTTCCCGCGCGAAATACTAATCCCGCGTACCCTGTCAGTCACATCAGCCCAAGCCACACCACCAATAGTGAACTCAGTAGATCCGATAACACCAGCCACAGGGTCATCAAGGGTGAAGGCTTTGCTCAAACCGAGCTCAACTGTTACTGCCATTAGGCGCTCGCAAACACAGGGCCAGAAGTGCGCTCATACCTCTTGATAGCTGTCACAATCTGCTCACCAAGTTGCTTACCGTTAGCACCCATCCCAGCGTTCACATTGATAGTGATGTTAGTTCTCCCACCAAGCTGATTGTTAGGGATGATGTTGCCTGAGCTCATAGGTGTGAAAATTTCAGGGCCACGCTCACCCACCAAATAGGATGAGCCACCAGATACAGGGCCACCCGCAGCTCTACGCCCACCCAAAGTACCTGTGCTCACAACACCTTCGAGCTGATTCAAACCACCAGCACCCTTGAAACGCTCCCAAGCCTCACGCGCATTATCAATAGTTTCCCTCAGCATCCTCAGAGTATCGGCAAGGCGTTGCATCGGGTTGATTTGCCTAGTGATGAACTCAACAATCCCATCAGTTTCCAAATCCCAGTCACCAAACGAATTGATAACCTCATCAGTGAAGTATGCGATGCCATCAAGGATCGCTGCCATATCACCAAGCATAGGCAAAATCTGGGCTAAAGAATCAGAAACAATAGGTGTCAAAGTTTCTGCAAGGTCAAGAAGTTGAAGCACCAAAGACTCAACATCAGGCCACATTTCCTCAACAATCCCAGCAACCCCAGCCAAAGCCTCGCTAGTAATGATCCTGTTTACAGCCTCATAGATTTTGGTGAAGCTTTCCTCGATAGCGGGCCCATTCTCTTGAATGAAAGCAATGAACTTATCCAGGTGAGGGTTTACCATATCCAGCAAGGTGGTGCCAATATCTAACAGCACACCCTTAGAGGTTTCCATAGCCTTATTGAACTTGAACTCAGCAGTCTCAGAGGTAATACCAAACGCCTCATCAAGCACACCAGTGGCATCAGTCATTTGGTTGAATAGCTCGCGGTTGTCATCCACGCTCGCACCCATCAAGTCCAGCACACCAGACAAAGCACGAATGTTCCCAAAGACCTCAGAAGTAGCCTCAATGTTGCCATCAAAGGCAGTAGTCAAAGTTTCAAGGGTTGCAAACAAACCCTCATCCTTGATTTGCTTACGCAACCCCTCAGCAGACAGGCCCATATCGGCAAGGCCACGATTAGCCTCAGCCGTAGGCTTAGCAAGTGTGGCAAGAATCTGCCTCAGCTGTGTCGCTGCAGTGCTCGCATCAGTACCAGTCTTTGACATGCCCGCCATAGCAGCACCAACCTCAGCAAACGAAACACCAAGATTAGAAGCCAGAGGGAGCACCTGCCCCATAGAACCAGCGAGCTCCTCAGGGGCAAGCTTTCCCAGTCGCACAGCCTCAGCCAACACATCTACAGCTTCAGCCCCGCCAAGTGTGGACTCACCATAAGCATTGACAGCAGAGGTGGCAAGATCAGCGATGGTCTTAGTGTCACCCAAACCAATAGCAGCACCCTTGAGAGAAGCCTCAAGCACATCAGTGGCACCAGCACCACGCAAACCAGCAGAGGTGATAAAGAATAGAGCATCAGCAGCCTCATTAGCGCTAACCCCAAAAGCTGGGCCTAAACCTTTAGCAGCATCCTCAAGCACACCAATCTCATCAGCAGTAACACCCACCAAACCCTGAATCTTCGCAAAGCTAGTCTCGAACTGTGCAGCCTCGCGTACAGACACAACACCCACAGCAGCAACCGCTGCAGCAGCAACACGCCCCACATCTACAGCAAAGTTTTGGAAGTTAGCAAGCGCACGCTGAGCCCCCTGCAAACCCTTATCATCAAACTTAGTAACTAAGGGAATAAAAATAGCCATTACAGGGCCCTCACTCTTTGGATTTCTCTAGTGGCATCAGCCATGAACTTATCTATAGCCCTCTTGCCAAGCCCCTCAATGCGAGGGTAACGCTTGATTGCTGCATCATAAACAAAATACCCACCACGCCCCTTGATAGGTTTAGCAGCCCTAATACCCCTATTGAAAGCCTGCCCCTGCCCAGTAACCCGATGCTGTTGCCCACCATACCCACCACGCTCATACACTTTGGTGTACCGCGCACCAGGGCGCTTTGAGCTACCAGCAAGCTCAGCGTAATCAAAACCGATACCACCACCAGCGCGAGTGCCACCAGTGAACTTCATGCCAAGCAAGCGTGTAGAACCCTTCCTACCCCGCCCAGGAGTGAAAGACACAGAAGATTTAGGCACACCAGTCCACCTAGTCACCCCATCATGATTCATACCCGACAGGGGAGCCTCAGGGGGCACATCACCCGCAATGTCACGCATAACAGGGTTGATGCTTGCACGCATCTCACCACGCAACTTATTCAGAGCTTTACGATCCAGGGAACGAAGCTCTTTAGCAACAAAGGCAACACCCTCAACACGCATCTTAGTAGACAGCAAGACAGCTCCAATCCTGCTTCTATTCTATCGCTTAGCCTTCCTCGGCCTCTGAGAAGCCTTAGCCTTAGCCTCAAGCGCTCTCTGCACCGTAAACAACATGCGAGGGCTCAGGGCAAGCAACTCATTAGGACTAATACCAGTCTCAACCGCAATCTGAGCAATCAACCAATGAGCTGAGCTATCGCCAAGCCCCTTTATGCTTTTGGGGAGCCAGCCTCGATACCCTCAACAGTCTCAACCCACTTAGCAAACACATCTTTAGTTTCACCAGTGCGCTTCAAAACATGCCACCCAAGCCATAGCAAGTGTGTGATTTTCATGTCTTGATTCAGGCGAGAAACACTGAGATCATACTCAGCCTCGAAAGCAACTAGATCAGCAGCAACACCAGTTACTTCCTTAGTGGTGCCGTCAAGAAAACTAATAGCTAGGTTGAAATTCATACCTAGATACTAGCGCAACTTAGGCAGTGCCGCGAGTAACCCCACCGCTAACAGGGAAAGTCAAATCCTGTGTAGCCAAATCGCCCACGTTAGAGCTGAAAGGTGTGCTCTGAACGATAAGCGCATCGAAGGAATATGAAGGGTTAGTGCTCGATACAGCCCCGCTGGTGGGCTTGATGACCACTGCAACAGTGCCACCGAGGTTGCTGTGAACAAACTCATCCACGCTACCTGCAGCGAAATCCTGGTGGAAGCTGAAAGTCACAGAAGCATCTTCAAGGCCCGCAATGTAAGTGCGAGCGGTCTGCCCAAAGCTTGTAGTCTCGAGCTGTTCGCGCGAAATATCGAGCGTGCAGGCTGCGAGGCTGCTGCTAAAGTCAGTGCCCCCGATGGAAATGTCAAAGTCTACAGCCGAAAATTTGGCCACAATGTCTCCTAATTAGTCACTCATTACTTGAGCTGAAAACTCAGCTGCTAAATATTGTTGCTCCCCTAATGTTATCGCACCAATGTTAGTCATCTCCTGCACGCGCACATCATAAGCAGCACCGCCAAGAGTCTTATCTGACTCCACAGCATCCTTCACCCCACCAGTCCCAGTAGAGGCATAAGCATTCAACCTGCTCTGCGCTGTACGCTCAGAAACACGCCCCACAATGACAGTGATAGTGAAGTTGTAGAAAACCATGCCACCCTGGAACGCTTGATCATAAGTGACATTGTTGAGGGCCACCACTGCGATAGGTGGTGAAGGGTTATCAGGTAGATCAGCTGCGGTTCTCAGCCCTGTAATCGTGGCAAGGTTAGTTGCCAACCCATCCCTAATAGTGCTAATGCTCACGCGAAACTCATTCTCCTGAAGGGCATCAGGAGCTTCTCAACATCAGGATCCACACGCCCCACACGCATCACACCCAAATCACCAAAGCCCATAACACCTGTAGGGGAATCGTAACGCTTGAACTGTCTCATCGAAAGAATGATGCAGGCCTGTTTCACAGCGGTAGGAATCGAGGGCCAACCCCACACACCAACAATCTGAATGCTTGCCTCTTGAGAGTTCACATTGCGTGGCTCATAGATAGGGAAAAGGTAGCTCCCTACAGCCTTCAACATTGTGTAAGGCGTAGTGATACCGCCCGCAATCCCATTCAAAGGGTTGAGCTGGTAATCAGCAGCGCCCCAAGTAGTATCGAAAACCCCATCACCATCAGTGTCAGTCTTGAGAGTAGTAACAGTTTGCAGGTCATCCACATCCACAGTGAACGCATCAGTAGGCCTGTAAATTCGCGTAGCTGTGCTTTGCGTGAAAACGCGCTCACAAAACCCATCAATCTCGCGTGATGCTGCCTCAATGCTTATCTCGAGCAGGCTGTCATCTACAGTGTCAGTAATCCTCAGCGCTGCTTTGACATCAGCAAGCGTGGCGTAACCATCAGAAATTGCCATCAAAAACCTTTCCAGGTTCTAGTTTACCGCGCTAAGCGCCTCAACTATCAGGCAAACACTTCACGCAGGAAAGGCACCCAGTCACGCTCAAAGACCGTTTCAACTTCAAACCCTAAGGCAAACTGCCTAGAAGCCACGCTAGGGCCTCTATCGGCGTTGTACGCCCTCTCAAGGGCACTTACCATTGAACCAAGCAAAGGGATTTGGAAAAAGGATTTCTGTGGCTCATCCCAGAAGGGTTGCCCCTCAACTAGGAAACTATCCTCGCTCACCAGGTCAGGTGTAGCAGCCCAACTAGAAGTAATAACCCGCGTACCGCACGCCTGAGCCTCAATCACAGGCACACCAAACCCTTCCCCATAGGTTGCCATCATCAGCACATCAGTAGCCGAATAAATAGCAGCCATCTCCTGATCGCTATACCCAGTCTTGAGCTCATCCCTGTTAGCAATCGTCACCGCGCTTGCAGGCACCCCACACGACTTCAACAAATCACCCAAGTGAAAACCACCAGTCAAAGGCAAAGGATCAGCGTGAATGTACAGGTGAGAATCTGGGTGCTCTTTGTGGAAGATACCAAACGCCAAAAGCTGTTCAGCGTAAGCCTTCCTGTGCACCATCCCGTTAGCCTTATTAGCCATCACCATGCTCACCAGGAAATCATCAGCCTTAATATCCATGAACTCTCTTGTGGGTTGCCCCCTGAATTTCTCAGTGCGCACAAACACATCAGTGTTCACAGCGTGAGGAATATACACAGAATCAATCCCTGCACCTTTCAACTGTCTCTGCCCATGAGGTGACATAGCTATCGCGTGCACATTAGGCCTGTCAAGGAACTTCTTTACCAAAGGTGGGAGCGTAATGTGATCTAAAGGCACCCAACAATAAATCGGTGTATCCATCTCAGGCAAGCTGTTGTACACCCACACATCATAAAGAGTGAAAATTGCGTGAGGCAATCGAGGATGTTGAGCCCTGTGATGGTTATGCCACAACTCAATCACATCATCAGAGTAAGGCTTCAACCCTTTAGGATAAATCGGCACATCACCATACTTAGTGCGATGCTGCCTAATGTTCCCCTCAGTCCCATAGTTAGAAAGCACACCAATATGAATGCCATGCTTTTTCATTTGCTCAACAAGTTGCCCAGCCTGCACGCCATAACCTGTGGGCATTGTTGGATCGTTACTCACCAGAGAGGCG